GTCCTCTAAGTGCCTTAGCTTCATAAACTGTTCCGCATCGGCTGGCAAACTGCCAAGCTCGCCACGGGGCCAGCGTATACGGAACTCGCTATTAAGCTTTTGCTCATGCCGCGTCATTTCCGCGGCATGTTCTAGCTGGTTAATCCTTTCCAGAACCCCAAAATACCCCCACGTGGCCACAGATGCAAAAATGACCATGCTGATTAAGTTGCGGAGAGGAACTTGGAGTTCCGTATTTTCGTTTATCTTCGCGGCCATGCGTCACCCGTCTTTCTTGGGCACGTCCTTCTCATGGCCGATCCATACGGCAAAAGCGCCTGTCATGGCGCCGGTAACGACGGATACCAGAGCAGCCTGCGAAGGAGTCGGGTCGTCGAGCGTCATAAACCATTCGACTACACGCCAGCTCATAATGGTCATCGCGGCCATCATGATCCGCGGAATAATCTTCCAGCGCAAAAATGTCTCTACGGACATGACAAACCCCGTGCAATTAACTTATTAGTTAATTTAGCACAAAATTATACCGGCTAGAAGACACCTTTGAATCGCTGCGGGCGGGCGATGGGACTATACCCGCGGACCACGCCGCCCTTTGCAGCCTTCATCACCTTTTTAGGCTTATTTTTGGACTTACCGGCACTAGACAACGCAATAGCCACCGCCTGCTTCTGAGGGTAGCCCTCATCGACAAGCTTGCTGATATTGGAGCTAATCGTCTTTTTGCCGCCGCCCTTCTTTAGAGGCATCTTAGCAGCCCATAAAGTCTTTGCCTTTGATGGCCGCACCAGTACCGCGCATCTTCATTTTGCGGAAAGTGTTACCCGCCATCGGCGCATCAGCCGTCTTGCCGTAGGGAATCCGGCCCTGACCCTTGATGTCAGCGTAATCAACCGCCTTCTGTGCCGGACCCGGCTTGTTCGTCACAATCTTAACTGCACCCTTCATATCACTGCCCTCTCTGCTGTTTGAGTAATTCACGTTCCATCGCAGACTGAATACGCGCCTGCGTCTGCTTCTCTTGCGACGCCAATCTTTGCTGGAACTGTTCCGCCCTAATCTGCTGATTCTGCGCGTCAAGCTGCAATTTGGCTTGGTCATTCTGTGCGTCCGCCTGCTCCGCCTGCGCTTTGATCTGGAGCTCCGCTTCCTTGAGCTGCACCAGAGGATCGGGGGCATCCGCGCCAGACAACTGACCAGAAAGTTCTTTGAGCTGCTGCATACCTTCCGCGATGAACTGAGCGGTAAGCTGCTCGATCTGGAGCATCTGTTCCTCGTCGGCGGGCTGCCCGCCCTGCTGCTGTACCTGTTGCAGGTAAGCAACAGCAGCCTGCTCCTGCGCGGCAATCTTGACATGCTCCATGACGTGCTTCTGCAATTCCATCGCGACAGGCGGAAGAGCCGATACCATCGGCGTAGAACCAAAAATCATATGAGCCATAATGTGCGCCTGATGGTTCTGGCCCTCAAATGCCTTCAACCGCAACATATCCAGAGCGTTGACATTCTCCTGCGCCGGATCAATCGGCAGCGGATCTTCGCTCGGGACCGTCTTCATGATCCGGTCTACATCCGTGACGCCAAGCGCCTCGTACATATCCCGGAAGACTTCGTGCATGTTGTGCAGTTCCGGAGCCTGAGCGGCAAGCTGGAGTTTCGTCTGCGCCTGCACGATGCGCTGGGCCTGACTAAACACGTTCGGATTGCTGACCGGGATCACGTCCACACGGTCATCAAAGTCTTCCCGCATGATCTTCTGGTCGCCACCAGCGATGGAATACGGGTACTCCTGCGGCAGCGACTCGCTCATCACACGAGAAAGAATTTTAAACTCCTGCCGCATAGCGTAGTGCAAGCGCTTATGTACGGCGCTCATGACCCGCGAGCCTTGCTCGATCATAGCAATGGTCGTACCGACCGCCGCCTGATCGTTGCCGTCCCCAACCTTCAGATCAGTAATCGTCGCAAACCGCTGGCCCGCCTGAACCACAAAACCAAGAAGATTGAACAGGGTCTGGTCGGGGCCCTTGAACGGCAGCGGCATAAGGCTGTCACGAATAGCCCCTCCGGGAGCGTCCACATCACGGAACTCACCGGGCTGAAGCGGGTCATTGTCGTCCCTGATACGCAGTCCTCGGGCTTTAAAGCCCGCCGGGAGATTGGACAGCGTACCGGCGTCAATAAGCTGCCTCAGTGCCGCCGTGGCGGTCCGTGACAGACCGCCAATAGTGTGGATTAGACCAAGGCCATAGAAGCCGAAGCCGGGAAGGAACTTGAAGTGCGTGAAATACGCAATCTTGCGCTTTTTCTCATCGTCTTCGCGATAATTGCGCCGAATTGACAAAACCTGACCGTTATCCTGCGAAATCGTCACGATATACGGGATCTTGATTCCCGTCGGCTGGCCGTCCTCGTCAGTATCTTCGTACCCCTCAAGGTCCAGATCAACGTGGCATTCAAGGATTGTGCAGTCGTAATCAACCTGCGACGGCTCAAAACCCTCAATCCGGTCCATCTCTTCACTCAGGCTGCTCATCTCAGCCTGCGCCGGAATAACCTCGACGTCTCGGTAAAACCCGGCAACCTGATTCTTCCGCAAATCGTTCAGAGACATGCGGACAACCTGCGTGATATTCGGGCAAGTCTCCAAATCAGCCGTCTCATACGGCACAACAAGGTTCTCGGCCGGGACAAACCGCGACACCGCCCGGCCCAAGGTCTCGTCATAATACGTCTTCTTAAACGTCGAACCCGCCAACGGCAGATAGAACAGCATCTGATCCATGTCAGGCGTGTATTCTTCCATCACATTCGTGACGTAATAATTCATGAACTGCTTGACGCGATGGGCCTGCTCGACCTTCGCCCGCGTCTCCTTGCCCATAACGACAGTCCGGACAGGACCCGACGGCGGCAGAAGCTCATTGAAAGCCTGCGCCTGAAACTGCGTCGCCGCTTCCGCCAGAAGCGGATGCGTCACACCAGAAGCCCCGCGGAACGGCTGCGTCCGCTCCTCATACGTAAAACCAAGAAGCTCAAGCCCGTTCGAATAAGTCTCCTCCCACTCCTGGCGGCTCGCCTTATTGGCGTCAAACTCACCCAGTAGCTCGCCCGAAATACGACCGAGCTCGCGATCCGGCATCTCTTCCGCCAGATTCGCATAAAAATCTTCATCCTCTCCGCGCTGATCCTGCGGCTCAAAATCTATCGTCACGCCACCATCGTCGTCCGGCGTAATTTCAATCTCCCCGACATCCTCAGCGTCAATCATCGCCAGAACCCGATTCTGCGAGTCAGGAAGCTCCAGCTCTACCTCGGCCGCAAGATCCTCTTCGTCAAGCTGGGAAGGGAGCCCCGTGTCCATCAAGCTACCAATAGGTGCTCTCGCCATACTCTATCCTCCTCAATCACTCTGATATCGCTGGCGCGAAAATCCAAGAACCGGACGCATCGTTGCAAAGTACCCGCGCTCGTCCCGCGGATAATACAGATCAGGGCCCCCCTCGGGACTCTTAAAGTTCCGCGGAGCGCGGGCCATCTCTGAAGGAGGCGTCATCTGCTCCTCACGGGTCCGCCCCATGATCCTGTCCAACTGGTTAAACACCTCGCGGTCAACCATCCGCGTCAGCGTCCCAAGATCCGCAGCAATACCAGCCTTCTTAAAAATCTGGACACCAACCGCATTGTTCCGCGTATCCATCGCGCGATCCCCTAAACTAGAACCACCAACCGGGAAAGGCGCAAACGTCTCTACAAACTCCGCGACGTCCCCAGCAAGTTCCGCGGTCCGCGGACCATACTTGCTAGCCACATCCGCCGAACCAAGCATGTGCGCCCGCGCATCCTCTAGCTCAGGGTACGAAGGCAAATCATAACGGCCCGCGGGCCGCGCATAACGCTCCGCCTCAGTATACCGCGTTCTGTCCGTCGGGATAACATACTTGCCAAGCTCTGGATCGTAAACAGACGGATAACCATAATCCGTAATCAACTGATCCATGAACGTAGGACCCGAGCCATACAAAGCATCAGACCGGCGGGCCCCAGTGCGAGCAGACTCCCGCAAACCCTCGTCGCTGTAACTACCCGTCAACTTGTCCCATATCAGCGACCCAATGCCCTCCTCTTGGTCCGCGGGCCGCGATTTGTAAACATCGGCCATAACAAGCTCGGCAGAAGGGGCGGGGCTCACGGCCATCGGGTCAGGAATATCCATCTCGTATGGAGCAGCGCCGCCTTCTTCGAAGCGGAAAACTTTGCGAGCAGAAATACCGTAGCCAGGACGGCCGCCAGGCATGGCAGGCCTATAATAGCCCTCGAACCGCGGGCCGCCTTTAGGCTCGTAATATCCGCGGTACTCAGTCGGCTCGACCCCGCGAGTGCCATAAGTAACTTTTGCGGGGGCCCCGTAGCGTTGCAGTTGTTCCGGGAACTTCGTGCTGCCACGCGCGTATGCGCCCGACACCGCGCCGCCAAACCGGTCTCCGCCGGGAGAAACTATGTCCGCACCTATCTTCCCCGACGCCTGCATCATCTTCTGTTCAAGAAGGACATCGCCTTCAGGCAAATATACATATGGCGTGCTGCCGCCGTAGCTTCCTTCAACATAGGCGCGAGGCGAAATTTCGTAACCGCCAACTTCAAACGAAAAGTCCCCGGCTCCACCGGGGGCCCCTGCACCTAAATTTACTCGCGATTCGTCCATGATGGCGATGCTTCCTAATAGTATGCGTGGACTTTAGCAGAGTTTTCTTCGTCCGCCCAGTCATCTGTAGGTAATTGCACAAAATTGCCCTGACGATACCTCATCAAAGCCTGTGTCATACTATCGACCAAGTCATCATGCTCCCCATTCGGGAATGCCGCAACCTCTTCAATCATCTCGTCCGCAAACGTCTCGTCGGGGACCCAAACAAACCCGGCCTCAAACAACGGCGACACACTATGCACCCGCGTCAGCTTGTCGTTGCCACGAGACGGCGTAAAATTCACAACCGGAATACCCATGCTCCGCAACTCTTGGGTCAAAGGCATACCAGACGCCTTCGCTTCAATAATTACCGTGTCCGGCTCCCAGAACTTGTAGTTATCCAGAGCAATGTCCTTTAGTTCCGGGAAATCCCATCGACCCTTTTTACTGTCCAATAAGATCAGATTAGGCCCACTCCCGCCCTCGTTTGGGTAAAACACACCCCACGTCGTAATCGCACTGTAGTCCGACGTCTCACGCTTGCTAAACGCCGTGTCATAACTCTGAATCACATACTCAAGCTGCGGAACCGTCTCCTTCTCCCAACGACGCCACCATTCGCGCTTGATAATCGCGTTCTCTTCACCCGTCGGATTCTGCTGGTACTGCGCATTCCACTTGCTCGGAGGAATAGATGCGCGGACCGCGGTCAGATCTTCAAGACTCCAGAACTCCGGCCAACACGGCGTCTCGTCATCAAATATCGCAGGAAGCTCCACAATCTCCCACTGGTCAGCCAAAGGGTCCTTGGCCATGGCCCGCAGAAGCTGACCCGTCATATCCTTCTCAGACCACCGCGTCTGAACAAGAACAATGCTGCCGCCGGGCTGCAAACGCTGGCGAGGACCGCCCGTGTACCACTCCCACGCATCGTCAAACCCGCTGTTCGACATAGCCGTCTGTTCCGAGTGCGGGTCATCAATGATAACCAAGTCACCACCACGGCCCGCGAGGTTCGAACCGACGCCCACGGCGTAGTACATCCCACCTTTGGCCGTGTCCCACCGACCAGAAGCCTTGCTGTCCGCCGCCAACCGAACGTCAGGAAATATCTCCTTGTACTCATCACTATCAATCAGGTTCTTCGTCTTGCGGCCAAAGTTAACCGCAAGCTCGGTCGTATGCGTCGCCTGAATGATCTTCATCCGCGGATTACGGCCCATCATCCACGCGGGGAACAGATAGCTCGCGAACTCCGACTTCGTGTGTCGGGGGGCCATGTTGATAATCAGGCGTTTTAATTCGCCCTTAGCCACGCGCTCTAGCTTGTCGGCAATTATCTTGTGGTGCCTGCCCGCAATGAACTCGGGCCAAACCGTCTTGACGAAGGTCAAAAAATTATCTTGGCAGGCTTCGTTTTTCTCCAACTGCGCAAGGCGCAGCTCCAGTTTCAGCCTCTTTTCATCGATTACTGGATTTTCAGACACTGCCATGGGGGCCCCTTAGAATTATTCTAGAAATGTTTCACGTGAAACATCGCTAAACGCGGACGATATAGGTAAATATACGATATTAGAGCCCAAAATAAAATATTTGATTATTGTTTGTGAAAAACATGGCTCTAGCCGCCGTCTGGTAGCGTGGGGCCGCGTTCCGCGCGGCGCGGCCGCTGGACCGCCGGGACCCGGCGTTTGACCCGATCGCGACGGGCCCCGGGCCGGGGACCCGGCGACGCGGGCCGGTAGCCCAGGGCGACGCGGGCCGGTAGCCCAGGGCGACGCGGGCCGGTAGCCCAGGGCGACG